TGAGTACGCGCGTTACGCGCATACGGTACAAGCTTATCGACAGGAACCTGCTCAAACTTTGATGTGTCCATTGGTTTACCTCCTGGGATAAAACGGCAGGCATAATGCCCGCCTGATGAAGGCGCCGCCGGGGTATGCGGCGCATGGCCTGATATAAGGCCATTAAGCGGAAAGCCCCAAAGAGATTATATTACTTCATGTAGGCATCGGGATCATAGCTTACGCCGATTTTGCGCGCCGCCTCATCAGCCCTCCATCTCGCGGCGTCAAGAGCCGCCTGATGCGCCCTGCGGAATTTCAACTCTCTGAGCCACGCGGCAAGCTGCCGGTGCTCCTGGGCACATTCGGTGCAGCCTAACTCGCGCGCCTTGTCCTCGGCATGCCTGATGGCCTCATCAATCGACAGGCTCATAATGATTATTCCCCCGATTTATTTTTAATGCTGCCTAATACCTGGCTGAAACAGCCATATTTTACAGCCTTTTCTATATCTCCTTTTGGAATTACGATTGAAGGCTCGTAAGACGGCTCATCTTTGTCCATCCGCCGCTCATAATCCTCTTCCAGCCAGTGCGCGTCAGCCTCGAGGTAACAGGCGTACTCGCTGAGCCACGCCCGTACACGTTCCTCCTCCTTGACGTTCTCGCGGATTTTTAGATAGCGCCGCACTGCGTGCATTTTGCGGAGTTTGTCCTGGTAAACGGGATCATCCTTAATATCCATTATGCCTCCTCGGCGCTGGACTCATCAGGTCTCGATGACATAGCCGATGCCGTCAATGTATTTCTCTTTGCCCTGCCCGCGGAACTCGTCAAGCCCCATCGCGCGGTACTCCTTCAGCTCCTCAAACCACCCCAGGATCTCGGCAACGTCGTTCATATTCATCATCATGCACACGGTCGTGTCGCCCTTGTAGATCTTCCGCGTCTTCCGAAAAATCCCGATTGCGCGCTCAAGCCGCTTCATGTCATGTCCGCGCTGTGCGTCAGGCTTAATCTCTCCCTGCCTGACTCTTGCTCCGTAGGTGTTCCTGAAAAGCCCGCTCATTCCTGTCGGCATTACTCCTCCTTCGCGCCATAAGCGCTCTGATATGCTTTGACTAGTGCTTTGTATCTAATGGCGATTTCGTCGCACTCGGCTGCGAGAGCCAGACTCTCTGCAACCTTTCGTGAAATATCGGCCCGGGTATAGCAGACAAGGCCGGGCTGAGTGCCGGAGGTCTTGGGCAGTTTTGGACAGGTACTGGTGTCTGACAGCCGGTCAGCATCGACATAGCTATCGATAGTGCGCTTATAGTCAGCCACCTGACGCTCATAATCCTGGACAATAGCATTCTGCGCCTCCTGCGCTTTGCGCTCACTCTCCCTTGCCTGCCGCTCTGCCGTCAGCTCGGCGGCATGAAGCTCAGCCTCACACGCCCTGCGTTCTGCCGCTGAACCCTGCCACCTGCCGAGGCCGTAGGCGAGGACAACGGCGGCGATGGCGGCGGCGGCGATGTAAGCTATCAGCCTGATACTCATACGCGCCTCCATTCCCTGCGTTTCCACTGCCGCTCCCAGGTGTCGGCGCGGTACCGCTCGTGCACCCTGACCGAGTCGAAAATCCGCTCAAGCACGTCAGGGCGGTTGCTGAGGAGGCTCCTCGAACGGTTGTCGAGGCTCTCCCAGAAGCGGCGCTTTGTTACCGTGTCGAGCGGCAGAGGGCAGAACTCGGTCACTTCGTGTCCTCCGCCATCGCCTGCCTGTCCTGCTCGAAGTGAGGCGGCATGGCGGCAGCATGCTCCTCAGTGACGCCGAGCCGCTTCTCCTCCTCGCGTATCAGGCGTGTGAGGTAGTAGTCAGCCTTTTTGAGGTCGGCAAGGCTTGTGCCTTTCCACCGCCAGCGGAACATGTACTTGAGGCAGGTGCCAACGAGGAACCCCTCGTAGCCTGACAGGCCTGTGCAGGCGCTCTCGATGGCGTCTATCGCCTCAATACTGCCGCGGTTGTAGTAGTCTCTGTGGTCAATAATCATACCTGTGATTTAGGCCTCCATAATCTTTCCGTTACATGGCTAGTCGTCTTTGCCGCCATGGTTGTAACCTTGTCCCACTCCGCGATGCAGACGAAGCGGTCTTCGGGCATCTGATACTCACTGATGTAGACCGGAAGCGCCTGCCGCTCACACCAGCTGTAAAACGCCTCAGCGTCAAATGAGGTATCGGCATAATCCTTGCTTTTGTCTGCCGTATCTTTGTATGGCGGATCACAGTAGATGATTCCCGGCTCGTCAAAGCGCAGCTCGCGGTAATCGCCGCTGTACGCCGTCGGCGTGTCCGGCAGGCGCTCAAGGCTCTGAAGGCGCTCAAGGCGCTCAAGGCGCTCAAGGCGCTCAAGGCGCTCAAGGCTCTGAAGGCGCTCAAGGCTCTGAAGTCTATGCGGCGTATCCTTCGGCCTGCGGATCTGACGGTATATCGGTTTGTCGAGGATATCCGGCGTGAGCATCTCTGCGGCAAGCTGGGCTTTAAGACTCTCAACGATAAAGTGCCCTGCCTGAATGCGTCTCTGCTTCCTGTCCTCAATCGGCGCAAGGCCTGCCGCGAGAGCGTCCGCGGTCTCCGGGCAGAGCGCCGCCCATGCCGAGAAATCGCGCCAGAAGATGGCGTGATGCAGGGCGCGCTTGTAAGGCTCAAGTCGAGGGGCGTACATATAACTCCGGCAGTCATTGCCGAAGCTGAAACACAACGCGGCGTAGGCGTCAGTGCTCTTAAGGCGCTCAAAGTCCTCGCGCGAAATCCATCTGTCCTCATGCGCGTATCCGCCGTGAATGGCTTTTTGAAACGCGGCGGGAAGCCAGCCGCGGCGGTCATTGATGACGAAGCGCTGGTACTTGCCGGAGAGCATCGCGGCATGCGTTACGGCGCATCCGCCGCAGAAAATATCATACAGGACAGGGGCGGCCGGCAGGGCGTCAACGAGACGTTTCGCTATGCGGTTCTTTGATCCCTGGTACGGGAGGCCGTAGTTCATTCTGCTCCTCTCCTTATCTCTGTCTTTTTGCCTTTGCGCTCTATCGTCAGGTAGTAGCCGCAGGCCTCCATCGCAGGCTCAAGATCATATACGCTGATATGCTCATGCGGCGCCAAAAAGCCGCGCGCCCGCAGGGCGTCAGTAAGCATATCAGCGATATCAAAGATATCAAGAGTAATTTTACGGTCTTGCATACCCTTCTAACCCTCGGTCTATGCTATCTACATCACAAAGATCATAGCAACAAGCACCGCGGCGCCTGCCATCATCGCACCCAGGAGCAGTGCCGCGATATCAGCCTGCCCGCTCTGCAGGAAAAGCCGTACTTCATCGGCGCGGCGGTTGGCAAGCCCCTGGATAAACTTATGGTTTGAATATACCCACATCTTAAAAGCGCGCGCCGCCGCCATCTTGTCGCCCTGCTTAATCTTCCTGCGTACAGTGCTGTCGAGATAGGCTTCACTGCCGATATTGAAGACAAGTGAGTAGAGCGCGTCATACTCATTCTGTGTTACAAGCGGCTTATCGCGCCCTGATACCAAATCGGCGTTAAGAGTCCTTTCAACCCATGCGAAATCATCGCGGATAAACTGCTCGGCCTGCTCGCGTGTAATCACGTCTCCGGGATGCACATTCTTTGTATGCCCCCAGCCGATAGTCCACACACCCTTGCTGTCCTGGTAGGCCTTAAGCCTTAAGGCCTCATGAGACTTAATAAAATCGACACCTTTCTGACTCAGCTTCATAGTAATCCCTCACCTGAAAAGCGGGCAGTTGTTATCCTTCAGCTCTTCGATTTTAGCACGAAGCACATGCTCCTCAGTGCCGAAGAACTCCGCGAGATGCTTGACACACATAAATTTAACTGTATGCGCGCCCAGCAGTTTGCGGTTAATGCCGATTGTGTCCTTGTCAGTGATATCACAGCCGCATTTGCAGCACTTACGCGTCTTTGTCTGCATCTTTCCTCCAATATGCCCTGCCATTCCGGCGTTTTTGCAGGGAATGGTATACATGGCAGCCCATCAGGGGCTTATGGCAGCCGGAGCAGTGATGACATTTGTCGCTGATGTGCACCTTGCCGTCTTTCATAGTCAGGCACCCGTAAGGGCAGTCAGCCTCGCAAACGCGGCACATAACACAGCAGGCGCATTTCCTAAAAACCTGCTTAAGCATCTTGATGAAGGATTTGCACTCCTTTGTATGCAAGTCTTTTGTACGTACCTCAAGGCCGTCCTCGGCTGGCTGTACAGTAAAGGTGTATATGCCTGTCTTGTACCTGATACTGTAAGGAGACTCACTGTTCTGCAGGACGCCTATAGTCTTGATCCACTCGTGCCAGCCTGTCCGCTGCTCCCTGCAGGTTAAAACCCACTCATCGCCCTCTTTGATGTCCTCATACGTGCAGGGTATCAGCAGGCCGTTCCCGTTCTTTCGCGCTACCCAGATATTTCCGAG